ATGCTGTCTGGTCATGGTTACAGAGAATCTAAAGATACAGCTAACTCTCATGAGAAAGTAGCAAACATTGTTCAGATAGATTTGAAAACTACCAATTATTTGTATCGATTATGTTAACGAGGCTGGAAAAAATCGGTATTTCTCTGATTTAAAGGCTGAATCGTTCAGGCAGGGGAATATAGCAGCAGGATGCAGGACGTTATCGTCGCAAGAAAAAATCAGAGCGGAATGAGAAAAAAGATAAATGGCGCGCCCTGCAGGATTCGAACCTGCGACCCACGGCTTAGAAGTTCCTGGAACTACCTGAGCCAACAATAACTTACCGCATCATCCCTGCGCTCACACGTCCCACGATGCGAAAACATGCAAAGGCTTGGTAAAGGTCACAAACCTTTGCGTGTCCCAAATTTGTCTCATTTCAGATCGTCGGCCGGCACTCGTCGCCATTGTCCAGAATTGTCGCAGTAACTTTACCCAGCACGATGATGCCCTCCAGCCCTTCCCCGTCTATCGTTTCGCCATCTTGCGTTATCAGCCCGGAAGCGAACAGCTTACCCACCATCGGATAGCCATCGTACTGGAACGCCACCTCGTCGCCGGGATTCATTTTTACGCCGCTATCAACGATGACAAAACCTTCAGGCGTCTCAATGCGGAACGCGCTCATCTCACATACCCCATGTTGCGCAGAGCCCACGTCTTGTTCTCTCCACCGTCCGTGACGAGTTCGAGGAAAAAAGTCTGGTACCGTTTTATCCAGCGGTTGCACTCTTCAAGCGGCCAGACGTGATTCACCTTCTCAAGCTCCAGGCGGAAGTTGTTCGTAGTGACGATCCGGCGCCCGCGGGCGTCGAGCTGGATGGCATTGCTGAACGCATCACCTATTTCATATTCGCGTGGCATAAAACTACCCTGTAAAATTACTGTATATAAACACAGTAATATTGCGGGTAAAATTTGGCAAGGACGGCGGTAAATTTTTTGTGGGGGATGTGGCAGGAAATGAGCTTATGTGGATAAGCCAGATGCGAGTGAGGGCGCTGCAGTCAACTATCTGGCTGCTTGCTCAAATCAACACAGATTGCTACTGAGGAGCCGTTTTACTGCCACCTTACTAATTTTCACTTAGTGTTTTCATTGTTATCAACATTTATAGTATTATGGTTTTATATTTAATAGCTTTGCCTATTTTTTCTTACTTCGCGCGGATTCAAGAAATGACACTTGCAACAAAAAAGAATATGGACATTCAGGCTTTGCGTGCAATAGCTATAATTATGGTTATATTGCAACACTATAGGAATCGGCTGCCATCTCCTGAATGGTACACTCAGACCTTTAATTATGTAAGTTATTGGACCGGGGTTGATGTCTTCTTAGCTATTTCAGGTTATCTTATGTGCAAAACGCTAATAAGAGACATTAATAAAGGCGGAGAGAAAAAAGAAATATTTCTAGGCTTTTTCAAAAGAAGAATATTTAGACTTATTCCTTGCTTGTTGCTGTGGGGAGTAATATCAGTTCTATTATCTTACATTTTGCAGCCATCATGGGGTTTTTCTGTACAAAAATCTTTCACAACCCTATATACCTCACTCCTTGGTTATTCGAACTTACATTTCTTCCAGTGTGCTGTCGCCAACATTGATTGTGACCAGATGAACGCTGTTACGTGGTCCCTTTCTTTAGAGTGGCAACTGTATCTATTACTCGCCATAATAATGATATTTTCAGGCACATCTAACACTTTAATTAAATTTGCAGCTATTCTTGTCGCTGCGGCTTTCCTGCCTGTAAGTCAAACTTATAATTTAACCATTGGTTGGTGGATTAGACCACAGGCTTTCTTTATCGGAGCAATAATTTTCCTGCTTGAAAATAAGATAAATATAAACTCATCGATCCATCGAACAATAATATCTCTTATTGCTATTATTATTCTCTTAACATCTCCTATTCATTTAAATTACCACTTTACTTTGCCAGCTATAGGTATTGGCGGGGCATTATTATTGCTAGCTTTCTTGAAAGGAGGAGTCTCTATACTAAAAGTGAGACCCCTTTATAGGCTCCTGGATTGGATAGGAGATAGATCTTATAGCATTTATCTTTGCCACATACCTATGATGCACCTTGTTAGGGAGTCTTTGAATACATGGCTTATAGATACACCCCTGTACCAAAGCGGGATTTTATACTTCCTTGTATTTATATCCCTAACAGCAGTCGCTGCTAATTTCTCATACAAATATGTTGAATCATATTTCATTGGGAAAATGAAAAATTTCACTATAATTAGAGCATTCAAATAGAATGTGGTTCGGGCGGAGAAAATTCTCCGCCATCATAGGTAAATCCAACACCTACCGAAACGTCATCTTCTACTAAGATTTTTTCATAATCCTTAAATATATCTTCTTCTTCTGTACCATCCCATTGCCAAACTACAACGTTTATTACGATTCCATTTTCAATAATTGCGTATTTATCATTCTTCATCAGGAAAACTCCCAAATTATGACTACCCCATTTGCACCATCAGCGCCTTTGTAAGATGTCGGATTATTTGGATATGCATTCGCTCCTCCACCTCCTGCACCATAACCTGTAGCAACTGATCCAGGTCCAGCTGAACCGTGAGGGTTACCCCCCACTCCCAATGGGCTGTTGCCGCCGCCTCCAGATATAATGACACTGGTAGAAAGGGCCATAGCAATAGTGGGGTTTGATCCTGAAACATTTAAAATGTTTGCGCCGCTTGCGGTTGGAATGCCTGAAGCGTTTTGAATAATTGGAGGTACGCCATTGCCTGAGCCGCCACCATATCCGCCACCGGCTGTAATAGCACCGAAAGAAGAGCCTCCTCCGTTTCCTCCACTGCCATTTACCCCAGCGCTCCCCCCCGCACCAACTATTACTGTATATGATGTTGCAATATTACTAATGTATGATTTGGCGTAAGCACCACTCCCCCCACCACAGCCTACGGCCACACTTGTAGAGTTCGTTACTCCGACACCACCGCCTCCACCACCTGCGCCCTGAACTTCAACAATAATACTTTTGGTGCCTGCCCCGGGCGTATATGTTCCTGATGATAAAAGAGTAACAGGTGGCCTTAATAAGCGCCCAGTCGATGCGGCCAGCAAACCAGACTTGAGACTGGCTAAAATAGCTGCCGTATTGCCGTTATCAAGCACATCATTACCTGAAGAATCAGCAATGTACTGAGCCAGTACGCTGGCCATTACGGCCCCTTGGCGAAGTGCTTTATTTATTTGAGCAGAAGAAGCTTTCCCTGCCTGGAAACCTGAAGAAAGGGCAGCCAGAGATTCATAATCTGCCTGACTGAGAACATTGGCACCTGCGCCAGTTGCGAATGGTTTGAAGTTATTTGTAGGCATTAAAGTGTTACTCCCCAAGCGCCGTCATCAAATCCGGCAATATAGTCATTATCCATATCGAAGCCGAAGAATTTCGACCCTACCGATGGTGTCAAAATTGAAGGTGTCTGAACGTCCCCTGACCACACCCCTGCCGCTTTAACCGTCAGATAGCCCTGTTTAATCGCAGCCAATAGTTCGAGTGAAACCTGACTGATATCAACTTCAGGAAACACCCACACTGAAATAGTCATGTCTTGGTTGTCGACGATCTGCATTTTCAGTCCGGAGCCTTCAAGCGCTGTTTCCAGAATGGGTGGCAAAGAGTCGTTTTGCCCGTCCCAGATGTTAATGGCTATCTTCGCTTTGAGTACGATGCGGTAGGTGTCATCGCTCAGGGTGGTGAAGCCGGCATCTGGGTCATACGGTCCTTGCCAGACGCCCTGGTCCCAGCCAAGCCCATCGGTATCAAACGAAAAGTACACGCCAGAAATAGGCTGGCTGACAATTCGCGTTCGCCCAATCCACTCGCCCAGCACATCCAGCTGAACGCCGACTGCGCTGTCGATATCGAAGGCGGAGAGCAGACTCTGCAGGGCTGTAGAGGTGTCAGTAAGCGGTCGCGTTGACAGGTCGACGTGATCCACAAAAAGAGGTTTTCCTCTGTGGTAGTTGGTAATCAGGTCGGTGTATTTGCTCATGACGTCACCGTTAGCGCGATATTTGCTGTACTGCAGGAAGCAGATTCGTTGAAGGCTATGACGATATTTGCCGCCGCCTGCGAGCTGGCAGACTTGCCAATGGTCAGGGCGTTGATGTCGTAATATTTCGCGTTGCCGCCGCTCACGACACCGAGGTTTGCCGGTGAATAGATGCGGCTTAACAGGACGTCATCGCCAATTGTCAGGCTGTTGATGTAATCGGCAATCGCCTGCTTAATCTGTTCGCCGATCTGAGTTGTGTAACCGGTGAAGACCTTCAGCGTTATTGCCACATATATCGGAACATCAGTTGATCGCGAGAAGCTGATTGCGTGCGGGTTGTCGTATTTATCCGGCACAGTGACGGTCGTCGAGCCGAACGTGGCAACGCCCTGCCCTTTTTTGCCGCGGAGGGTCTGTGCAATCTCCGTAACGTCCCCACCATCCACGATCGCCGCCAATGAGTGTGCTGGGATTCCGTTACCGTCTACTGCTCCAGTATCGTTTTCATATAGTTTGTGGCGCGTTACGCCGGTAAGGTTGGCAATAGCACCGTCCACAGCGTCAAAAGGTGTCAGAGCCGGTATCGCCACGCTCTGAGCCTGCCTAACACGAAGCTGAGCATCAGTTTCAGCTGCTGACCCTACAGTTGCCGCACTGGCATTTGATACCGCTGTCCATCCTCGCGTCGGCGTGTTGATCTTGGTGATGCTTCCAGCAACGGCTGCAACGGCACCTGAATTAGCGCAGGTAGCCGTTACCGTCACCGATCCACTGACGTCAATAGTCACGCTGACCGGCAGGCTCCAGATAATGCCGTTGGCATCCTTCACGGAGCCATTGGTGATCGTCGTGCCTGCCGTGCCGGTCAGGGTCACATCAACCGTTGAATTGGTGGCGGCCTTGCGCGCAATGCCGTTAATTTTGACGTTGCGTGTAAGGGCGTCTTTCATGCCGGAGGATGGTGAGAAAGAGTTGTAAACCTGAATCGCCGTGTTGTTTGCATCGTGTACCGCCAGCGCGTAAATCGCCAGCATCTGCCCGTCTTTGCTGTCGGGATCGAGGTATGCGTCATTACCGTAAATCTGCCTGAAATATTCCGACAACGTGTCGACTATGGTCTGGTAATCGGGCGCGCTGATCCCCTGGGCGGTTACCGTTGCCGATAACCCCAGCGTGTCGAGGTTCAAAGCCATTTATGCCTCGCTGGTTACTGTGGTTTGTCCGTAGATGGTGTCGATGGTGGCCAGGAAGTTAACGCGCCGCGTGGTGCCATCATTGATGGTGTCGAAAGAGATAATGGATAGGACGCCCGGTGTGGAGCTGATACGCTCGCGGATCGCCAGGTTATAAACGTCAGCACGCTGCTTACCGAGTACCGACTGCACATACGGCGTACCCTCTGTTAAGTCGAGAAACCACTGCCCTCGCCACAATTCGAAGCGCGTCTTTACGGCCTGGGCAACGCATTCCGGGCTGTTTACCAGGAAGGTGTCATCACCCTGCCCAAAGGTATAATCGCCATCTTTATCTTCACGCCGGTATCGCATTAGTTCACCTTGCCTGAGTTGCTACTACCAGATTGCACGCCGTTGTGGGTGTGCTGATCGCTGATATCCTTGCCGTTGGATTTGAGCGTGCCGAAGAACTCGATCGCGCCGGTAATCTTCGCCGCCGTGCCGCTGGTAATACTGCCTACCATGCCGCCAGCCCATGTTAACAGGCCAGTAATAGTCACCTTCGCTGAGAAGGTAGACTCCGGGGCCACCACGTCGAATCCGCCTGGCGCTACCAGTTTGATTTTCTTCGTGGCCGGGTTTATTTCGAAATAAGTGCTGCCATCATCGCTGCGGAACTGCGCAGCGCTGGTACTGATGCCGCTGATTTTTTGTGCCTGCGACTGCGGGCCGATGATGGCGAATGCATCGCTCAGGTCATGCTGGCGCGGATCCACCGGTTCCTGTACGCCGCCGCTCTGCCACCAGAAATCGATGCAGCGATCGGAAAACACCAGAAGACACTCGTCGCCAGGCTTAACCGGGAAAGTCATGGTGCAACCCCCGCCGCGCGGGAATATGACCGGAACATCTACCAGCATCGGCAGGTCAGACGGGTCGGTTCCGTCCTGCGTCGGGATAATCCCCATGATGGCAGGTAAGACGGTACAGGTTACTGCGTTCGGATCGAATGACTGGATAACGCCAGGCATGGCAACGCGAAGCTGTGTTGAGATATTTTCGGCGATAGCCTGGGCAGTCTGCTGCTCCCCGCCGATTTGTGACTGCGTGGAAACTGGCATAAAAACCCCATAAAAAAACCCGCCGAAGCGGGTTACTGATCAAATGTCAGGATATTTTAGTTCCAATGATCATGTTATTAGTAATCGCAGTCATTATTAACTTTAACATCCACGCGACCGTAGACCATAGTGACATTGCTGTTAAGCATAAGCAGAAAAACACTCATCAACAGTCGCCCGGCCAGCCTCAGCTTATCTTTATAGGGTCCAGGTGCCACAATGCCTAAATTTGATATAACCATCGAGATGTCTCCGGAGGTGAGTAATCAAATACTGCCTTCCATTCAGGATGCAATTGATCAAAGCGAATATAGGGTGAGCCGTAGAGTTTATACTTGTGATGCCATAGATACAGGATCAACCATACTTTCCGTTACGGTAGCTATAGCCTCATCAGGTGCTGCATTTCATGCTATAGGAAATATTATTAGCTCCTGGATTAAAACCAGGAATTCTAAGACGTTGAAAATAAGTGATGGCACCAAAAGTATAGAGGCCTCCAACCTAACTAATGATGAAGTTCAAAAGCTTATGCATGAATATAAAAAAATAGTGCTAAATGACGAGGGCAATAACGGCGAAAACTGATTTTATCTCACTTTACCCTTTTGCAATCATAAGTCGCATACTGGCGCGGCGCGTCCATGCTTGCCTGTAACCATTGCGCATTGAGGATGGCTTTTCCGTCGCGTTTGATGTACTCAAGACCTACCCAGCGGCCAGGCTGATCTGTTGCAACTGTCCATTCCATTTTTAGGTTTTGATAATCTTCTTTGGCTTTCAGAAAGGTCATTTTCTGGTTTTCTGGTTTTGCGCCATTGATATGCATAAAGCCATCATTGGCTGCGGTCAGACGATATGGACCACATTGAGTATCAGCCATAGCGGAAGATACTCCGACCAACGAAAGAATAACTCCGCAAATAACATTCCTTATTTTTGACATATCACACCTGTACTTTTTGGAGCGTGGACTGGCTATATAACTCACGCGCACCGCGCGCAAAACACATTAAATCCATGTACCACGGCTGACCTCTGGTATCGGCAGTATAGTCGATGGCTTTGACGATATAAACGCCATCTGTCGCAATACTGGCCGGTTGCGAAGTGGTTCCGGTAACTATCCGGTTGCCGTTTTCGTCGGTTTCGGCGATACGCCCAGGAGACTGCGCGACTTCGCCGTTACCCAGTGCAGCCCGGTATACTGATGCCTGATCCAGTTGAATCAGGCCATTGATACGGATATTCGGGTTAATCAGGCAACGCACGTTAACGCCTGCCCCCATCGTCTGCTGTGGCATGCCAATCAGGCCGGTATCCGCACTCAGCACAATGGCCTCATGGATATATTTATCTTCCGGCACCATCTGAACCTGACCGTCTACCAGTTGCCACGTCGCGTTACACTGCTTAGCGATATTGTCCATCACATCACGCGATGATTTGAATACCACACGACCACGCGGGAACACGGTATTTGGCATATCGCCGATGATGCCAGGGGTGACGCCGAACGCGTTAAACCCCTTCATATTAGCAGCGAGAAGATCGGCAACCGTGTGACCCGCTGCCAGCGTGGTTACAGTGCTGGCATACAAAAATGCCTCATGGTCACTGATAGCCTGAATCAGTACCCAGGAGTCTGTAACATTATCCTTGCCGGTAATGGTAAACCGGATATCACCATCGAAGATAAGGCCATAATTCTGGCCGCCAGTCTGCCCAGCTTTATCTGCGGGAACATCACGTGCGATACCAACCTGACTGGCATCAACAGCCTGCGCCAGCCCGTCATAACCGGCAATGATGCGGATTTTAGAAAATTCCTGTCCCAGAATCTTGTTTGTCGTTTCGCGGCTCAGGTTATAGATTTTCACGTTAGCTACGCGCGGCCACCGCGTATCCGCCCACTCAATCTGAAAGGTAACCTTAAAGTCAGAGAGCATAACGCCCTGACCATTCTGGTCGATTAGTTGCAACTCAAAGTGACGCATCCAGTTCTGTGACATGGCTATTCCTGAATAAAGACAAGGTGAGATGCTGTTCCGAGGTTGGTTTTAGTGGGATATTCAGGTGCGCCGTTGTCGCACACAACCGCCAGCACCCCATTTAAGCCCAGTTCCGGATATTGCTCCATAAGACTCACATCCGGCACAAGCGGGACGCCCATCAACAGAGGCTGCCCACCGCTGTCCATGACGTCCAGTATCCACCCGGCATCGTCGCGCCAGAGCGTTTTCAGCGTATAAGTGGTGTCCCCCAGCAGTATCCGAAACTGCTGATTATCAGGGCTAAGAGGGACTTCAATGATATTCATCGGACACCTATCCAGTTACCAAATGCTGTTCCTTTGAGGATATTTCCTGCGCCGGTTGAGGATAAAAGGGACTCATTCACCGGGATCGGCGACTTCGTGCCTGTGTCCTGTACCGCTGATGTGCTTACACCTTCTTTCATGTCCTTTTTATCTGCGACAGTAATGCTTTTAGTCTCCGACAGGATAACTTCTCGCAGCGTCAGAACACACATCAAAACGTTCTCACTGGTTCTGTCTGTGGTCACCTCAATCGCACGTATCAGCATATTGCTGTACGTTCGTTTCCCGGTGATCACATCAAAAGGCACGCGGGATAGCTGGAGATCGAGCAACTTCTGATAAGTTTCTTTTGGGCTCTTATCAAGAATATTTGTCGCAGTCAGGCTACTGGCGAAATCCAGCAGAGCCCCGCCACCAGCAAAGCCACATTCCATTGTTACTTCGCTGGGGCGTTTATAGGCATGATCGGCAATAAATCCAGAAGCGGTGCCGGTTGTTGGCTTCTCAACCGGATGCTCGGTAATTTCCAGAGTGTCAGAATGTTTTTCCGATACCACGACAGACGGCACTATAAGTTCGATGCGCCGCGACTGCTGGCGGAAGATTGCAGAAAGAATATCCATTACCCTGGCCCTGCCATCTGTTGAGTGAGGCGTGAGTTCACACCCATCTGACGATCAGCGACTTCCCGGCCTGTCGCCGATGGGTCAGTCGCACCGTAAATGTTGATGTTGGTTTCCTGGCTAATCTGGGCGGCAGCCTGAGATGCCGCCACGGATGCCAGAGGAGAATTCCACTGCCCATAACCTTCTTTGCGGGACATCGCCTGGAGCAGGCTGCTGAACTGCTGCGGGTCACTGAGGTTTAGTGTATCTTTCGCGCCGACGCCCATCATGCTGGCTACAAAATTCGCATATCCGGCAGGGTCGTTGTTGTCTTCCTTCGGTGCGTACTTATGCACGATATCCCAGATAGTCTGTAGCTTCTGGTAGCCTGCCGCGGCACTTTTACCAGTAAAATACAGCCGGATTTGGCGCGCCATTGCCATCCACCCATCAAGTGGCGTTTTGTGAGTGGTGAAACCGCTACCGCCAATCGGTCGTAGATTTCCCGGGTTATTTTGTCGGTCGGCAATAGTTGAGCCTGGCAATGGTTCTGCACCGGGTATATCAGGCTGAATATTGTTCCCGTGCACGGTGCCTTCCCGCTGGCCTAAATCGGTATCAAATCCCAGCCATCGCAGCGCATCACCAACGTTGCTCTTGGTGGTGCTCCATGATGATTTGGCGCTGGCGGTTATGTTGTCGCTGTCGCTGATGAGATAACCAGCATACAGACCCCACAACTTCAGCCATGGCGGTATCGGAAGTCCGGCGATTTTACTGAACGCTCCCAAAACTTTGCTGACCCATGCACCAGCGATGAATGTCGCAAGCAGCTCGAAAGACTCCTGCCATCCGCCAACAGCATCATTAAGCCCAAGTAATTTATCCCTCAACCATGTAATCGCCTTTTTGGCTTTCTCTATTGCCGGCTCCCATTTCGACCAGTCAATCAGGCTTTTCCCGCCCTCTTTCCATGTCTGGTAATCATCCCACAACAAACCCAGTGCGATAATCAACGATGTAATGATGCCCACCGGCGACGTCATGAACGCGGAGTTCAGCAGCCGCCATGCGACCAGAATCGCACCGAAAATCTTGAGCAGGTTTTTGCTGCTGTCATCGAGCCGGTTCCACCAGTCAATAACTTCTCCAGCCCCCTGTATCAGCCTGTAGACCATCCTGGAAAAAGCCTCTGCCAGCCATAAAACGCCTTTAATTAACCGTGTCAGCGTCTCTTCTATCTTCGGGAAGTTGTCGAGGATGCGCCGCCGGAAAGTGTCCAGTGAACCAGCAAGACCGTCAGCGAGGTTTGAGCCGATCTTGTCCCGCATAATGCCGAACAGCGACGTAAGCCCGCGCATGGACGTCATGAACTTATTGGACTGCGCAGCGGCTTTATCAGCGTTGAAACCGGTTTTCTGAAGCATCGACTGATAGTCGGCGGTAAACCCGTTTATCCCTCGCCGCATTGCCATCAGGGTATTTTCATCAATTCCCAGCATTTGCGCATACTGCCGTGCGCGGTAATACGGCATATTGTTTAGCCGCTGCCCCACTCCGGTAAAAATGGCGGCCGTATCGCGTAACTTGCCGCTGGCGTCACGCGTCTGCACACCCAGGCGGTTAAGAAACCCCTCCGCCCCCGGGTTGTTTCGCATAAACGCCGCAAGACTTTCCAGGGAATTTTGAGCCGCTTCTGCGCTTGCGCCGGTTTGCGAGGCGGCATAGCCAAGGGCTTTAATCCCATTTACTGTCGCGCCAGTGCGCTGTGATGCCCAGTAGAGCTTGTCCAGTCCGTTTGCGATCTGGGTTGTGAATCCCACAACAGCAAGTGCCGCCCCCTCTACCGCCGCCCCCATCTTAACCACGCTGGCGGTGACGCCTTTAATCGTGGCTTCAAACCTGGCTTGCCCTGCTCCATCAACGTCAAAGCCCAGAGAAACGAGGAAGCTTTTGATCGTGTCCACGTTACCGCTCATTGCTTGCTCTCCATTTCTCCACGCGCGCTTCGTTGTCGTCACGCATATCAAGGTAATCATTCAGCAGGGCAATGCGGCACAGGTCCACCGCACCGCTGTCGAGGTCTTTCTGGTCTATGTTAAAGACAAGGGCCGGGCGCAGGATGTAATCCTCACCGCCCGGCAGGGTGTTGAACGTTATTGGGCTGGGTCCGTGGTCGTCTCGCCGGTAGGGAGTTCTTGCAAAAAATTTCCCAGCGAATCAGCGACCACCCGCGCCACCAGCTGGAGCATCACGAACAGGTCAATGTCATCGAACGCCATATTCCCCTGCTGGCATACCGGCACCCAGCCTTTACCGTGCTGGCGAGCCACCACCTGAAGACAGGGGAACAGGATCGCATCCACATCGTCATCGCTGAGTCCTGAAACGGCATCGGCAATTTTAGGCAGGATGCTTTCCAGCGCGCCTTCATTATCTTTTGCGGTTAGTTTTGCCTGGACATTACGGAAGTCAGAGACCAGGCCCGCCAGCACCGGCAGGAGTTTGCGGGAGACTTTCAGTTGCTCAAACACGCTCAACTTACCAATGCGGTATTGCTGGTCATTAATGGTGATTTCCATGGATTAAAACTCCCCGAGTAACTGGTCGATTTTGCCCGCATCAAACACCCAGGATACCGTGCCGCCTTCTTTAGCATTGGCGTGATCGGGTTGTTTCTGGAATGCGCAGGAGCGTGCGGTGGTGATGTCGCCGGATGCACTGTTTCGGATAACAAATACGTTATTGCCCCACAGCGCAGAAGACTGGCTCTGTGCGTTGTAAGCCAGAGACAGTTTTTTATTGGTTGGCGAGGTTTTCAGCAGCGTCACGGTAATCGTGCCAGCCTTACCCGCGTGCAGGCTGTGCATCACTTCGCCATCAGCACCGATAGTCATGGTGTTTTTATTTTCGGCCATGGTGACCGTGATGCCCTCTTCCGAGTTGGCAGAGCCATAGCCGAGATCGATAATCCCGGTCGGCCCGGTCATGGACGCGGTGACATCAATAAAAGAATACGTGCTCATTCAGTTCCCCTTAGCGCACCACGTTAATCAACACATCGGCGAAGTGAATAGCACCCGCCAGTTTTGCCGCCACCTGAATTACCGGTGCTTTACGCGCTTCGCGATCTGCCTGCGCCTGCGTACTCAGCGGATTAGCGTAAACGTAATAGCCCTTGGTAAGTGTGTCGCCCGCCGTCACCTGGCCGATGTCGCCACCATTCCAGACACCAGGAGCAACCAGGCCATTGTTTACCGCCTGATCCATAGACTGCTCAACGTTCGTCAGCAAGCGGGTAATACCGGCCTCTGTCTGCGGGATTTTCGTGGTTGAGGTGTAAACTAGGTTGAAAAGATTCGTCTGCACATAGTTCTGCAGCCAGTCCAGGCCATGGCGCTCATCGAAGAAATCGCCGTTGGACATCACTCCCTGTTGCAGAATTGCCGTGTCGTTCGCGTAGTAAACGTAAACGTTCGAGTTTTTCGCGTCGACTGCTGCTGCCTGCGAGCTGGTCAGGGTTTCATACGTCACGCCCGGCTCGGTTTTGAACTTCAGCGTGATCGTGGTGTTGTTGCCGGTAAAGTTGACGGTAAACGCGCGGCCAAATGCTGACAGCGCTGCATACTTGCTCGTCGTCGAATACTGAACAAAGGTGCGGCCGTAGCCTGCGGCCTTGAGCGCTGAGGCAATGTCAGTGGTAGACGCTGAGTCGATAATGCCGGAATCGTCAGACGTTACGGCAAACACGCGGCTGAGGCTTGATGCCTGAATAGCTGCGGCGGTTGCGGTAATTTCTGCTGCGGTAAGGTCTTCGTCATCGGCAATGCCCAGACCATACCAGTTGGTGAACTGCAAAACCGCGCTGACAGCCTGCGCCAGCGTCTCCACGCTGCCGGATTCGTCCGTACCCAGAGTCTTAGCCCAGCGACCCACATAAACCTGTGTCGGCTGCGGTGACTGTGAGAAGTAAACCAGCGCGGCAGCATATTCAGGGCTGTCCTCGCCAAAGTCGGCGCCGATCTCCTCTGATCCGGTATACAGGCGGATGCGCTCTGATACAGGGATAACAGGGGATGTGCCGAGGATGAGCAGTGAACCGAAATTACGACCCGTCGCCGCAGTGGGCGACATGATCACGTCAACGTTCACAACGTTGGATACAGGTAAGCCCTGTGCCATAGGTTAATCTCCAAAGAATGATACTGGCGCGCTGACCAGAGATTTGATGCCGTAATCGCGGATAACTTTGCGGCGCAGGCGCACGGTGATGTCGTACCGGCGCACCCACTGGTTATTGATGAGTTCGGGGAAAGCGGTCAGTTCACTGTAATCAGCAAGTGACAGCTCGTTGGTTTTTAGGGTTTCGTTATTCTGCTCAACCGTCAGACCGTCACGGAAAAACGTCGCGATGGACTGGCTCTGCGGGCCGTAAAACGAGGCGAGCGTTTCGATCAACTCATGGCGCCACAGCTGATTACTGTCATCGGTCTGCCGTACAAATGCCGGGGCGTTATCAGCGGTAAAGCCGATGATGCCGAATCCACACCAGTCCACGTCCGCCGCTGGAATTGCCGCCTGCGTAGCTGTCCAGCGCGGGCGAACCATCCCGGCAGGCAGCCCAGACAATGCACGCACCCACTGGCTGAGCTCACGTTCCAGTGTCTCGTCATAAGCCTGCGGCGCGCTGACGGGCGTCAGATACCCCGCTGATGTGCTGCTGTTACTCACGTGGGCCTCCGTCAAATGGCTGCAGTTCGCAGTGTGCTTGGACGAATCCAGCACCGTAAGCCGTGTATGGGTCGACAAAGGTCACGCGATAGTCGCGGCCACGATAAGTCACGATGTCAGCATCAATACCGGTATTGCCGCTGCTCAGCCGGTAGGTGGTGATAATCAGGATTGCGCCATTAATCACCTGACCGGCCTGCATGCGCCGGGCTTCCAGTGAACGGTCAACCGTCACCACGCCGCCGAACGGGGTTTCTGTGATGATATTTTTGGGAAAGCCATCCTCATCGACTGCCTGCTCATTGCGCTTTACCACGAGCGTTGTATCGAGGAATTCAGGCGACAGCAGCACGTCAGTTACATCAAGTGTCGGCATCTTTACCCCTCACAATGTGCGTGATTGAGCGGCGGTATTCGCCAGTGTCGATAAGTGGTTTATTGCCGGTACGCCCACGTTTACGCCGCTGAGCGATGGTGACATCTGATAGGGGAGTGAATCCGGTTATGGTGATGTACCGCTTTACCCCGTTAGCGGCCACGGTTCCGGCGCGGTCTAGGGACGTCACTGCCCCTTCCGCATTACCTTCCAGCGCTTTCTGCGCGGCTGCTTTAAGGTGAGGCAGGTAATCTTGCTCGACTGACTTAACGCCGGGCTTCAGGTGTGGGCGAGCAGGAATGTTTTGCTTTGGGGAGCCGTTCTCGTTGATGTAGCCGATCCCGGCATTGCCAAAATCACCCTCATCTTCACCCTGCCGCTCATCCTTTCCTTCAGGGATGCCCACCAAAACATCCTTGTTCGCGAGGGTTTTAAGGGCGTCCAGAATGTTTTTCGCAGCGTCTACGCGAATGGTCAGGCCTGATTTCATAGCTGAATACCGCCATACCCGAAGAGCATCAGCAGCTGCCAGAACTCCGCGCCGTAACGGGAGAAGTTCCAGAAGCCCGCATCAGCATTGAGCGTGGTGCTGTTGTCGTAGCTCACGCTGACCTTATCCACCGATTTAGACGCGACCACGCCGCTCGTCGCGCCGCCAGCCCCACCAAGAGAGCCTGCTGCCGTATCAGCTGCATTCAGCACCATGTAATGCGCGACAAACAGCTCAGCCAGATAAGGGAACATGTTCCCCATGGCGGAGCCGTCGATCAGCATGTCGGAGAGGTTAAGGCGGAACTCGATTACTGCGTCGGGGTATTTGTTGTCGTCACTGAATTGCGGGAAGTCGCGGCGAAAATCACTTACTGTCGGCAGATTTCGGTTTCTTGCCATCAGCATTACCTTCCGTTACCGGTTCAGTTACGGGCGCCTGCAGGGTTGCCAGCTGCGCGGTCAGGTCGGCGATGGTCTGGTCCTTCTCCGCTACCGACTGCTGCAGATCGCCGTGCGCTTTGGTTTTCTCTTCCAGCTGCGCGGTCAGGCTGTCGATTTGTGCCTGAAACTCTTTCGTGTCGGCGCTGGATTTTGCCTTGCCGGTAACGTCAGAGTGCGCGGTGACAAACCAGTGATCGGCAACCTTGTCATCAACGGTATGCTCGCCAGCCTCAAAGCGCTGGCTGGTGCCATCTTCAGAGGTGAAGTTAAACGGGGTATGGACGCGAATCGTCTTCTTAGCCATTTGCTGCTCCTGTTGGCCCCTTGCGGGGCCGGATTGGTTAGATATTCAGGGATTCTTCAAACGCTTTTCTGGCTGAAATGGCTTCATCCATTGTCTTGAAATAACCAAGGTGATGCTCTTTACCGTCAACCGTCATGCGTGCGGACCATTTACCAGTTCGCTTAAACAGACTGACGCCCGGATACCCTGATTTGTTGTTAGACCGGATAGCAGAGGAAATTTTTCTTCTTCGCTCGCTCTCGCCATCACTGCTCACCTTTAAATCTGGGTGAAAGGCTGGTTCAAACGGCAAGGATTCAAAAGGTGTATGACTCTCTCCGGTAAGCTCGATTTCAGAAAAATATCTGGCCTCTACCGCTTCACGGAAAACGCTGAAATACCCTATGTGATGAATCTTTTTGTCGACAGTGATTTTTGCCCACCAACGCTGCTTCCTTTTGTCCCACGACACCCCTTTAAATCCGCTTGTATTGTCAGATTTTTTAGGGGCGTTATGGTTATTTAGGCTGCGGCTTTTCAACCGGAGGTTTGAAATTCGGTTATCGCTTTTGGCGCGATTGGCATGATCGATGTCGTCGTCATCAGGAAGTGCGCCATACACAATCAGCCAGGCTATGCGGTGCGCTCTAAATCGCAACTTGCCGATTGTGAGCTGCACATACCCAGCCTTGATTGTACCGGCTACATCTCCCGGATATTTCTTCCCACCATATCCATGGGTTTCAATGCGCCACCTGAACAAACCATCATCGGGATTGTATTCATAACAGCGCAAAGCCTCAGTCAGAATGCCTTCAATATCCATAACACCTCCGGTTAAAGAGGTATCATATCATCAAGGCTTACGTTATTAAATCAATTCCTAAATCCCGTCCAGATATGCCATGGTTTCCGGGTACGGTGATTCAACGGCGCCCAGCTTGCCGTAGTAGGTGGTCAGCTGGTAAATGCCGCGATACTGCACCGGCACGCTCAGCAGCGGCACCATCGGGAAGCGCACAAACTTCTTGTCGTTGGTGTAAGCCATCATGCGGTCAGTGCCACCAACGCCCGCACCTTTCAGCCATTTCACCGCACGGATGTTCAGCGGAACGCCGTTCTGATGGAAGGCGATGGTGTTTTCGCGCAGGTAGGTCAGCAGCGACTGGTTACCGGCTGAGGAAACGATAATGCTGGACAGCAGAGCGAACTGCTCAGGCGGCAGCAGCAGATCACGCGGGACGATGGTGTAACCAGACGCCGCCCAGGCATTGGAGAGCAGCAGGTTGATTGACGCCCGGATTTCGTCAGGCGTGGATGTTGCCCACGTCTTCGGAGCGTTAGTGACTGCCGCGCCGTTGTAGTTGAGGAGGCCTTTAACGCCCAGCTGGCTGTCACCGCGATAAACCTGCTCATCGGTGTCCATGTTCCATTTCAGCTGCATCGCATCAAATTTCTGCGTGTCGATCGGGCGACCAACTTTAGCAGCAGCGGCCAGCTCGACAACGGTCCAGCCCAGCTCCATGCCCCACAGGGTCAGCGGGAAACCGGTTTTTGCGATATCGACGTTCGGGCCAGCGATGGCGGTGGAGTCTTTGCCGATCCAGTTTTTACCGTTCGGGTTCGGCGTACCAGCAGCGCCAAAGTTGGAGTTGGTGAAAGAGCTGATGTCATCCGCGATGGAAACGTCTTCGCGCAGCTGTACGTCGCGCGACCACGTATACCCCACCAGCGGCATATTCAGTTCCTGATCGAGGCGCTCAAGCTCGCCGACCAGGAATACGCCAGTACCGTCAACGGTGGCTTGGTCAAAAGTTAACATATATAGCGGTTCCCTTAGATGTTGTAGGCGATTTCAGCGTTGCCATCGGCATCGCCAGCACCAGTGAAAGAGGCGTTCGGCAGAACCACGGTTTCGCCAGTGATGGCCGCACCCAGGATTGCACCCAGCGGGCTGGCATCGGTCGGATTGGCGTTACGCACGTAAACGGGTGCGCCTTTGGTCAGGGTTGCGGCAGTGCTGCCGATGTTCACAGTCATGTAACCGCGCTTCAGCACATCGCCGGTGAAGTTTTTGCCGGTGCCGATCTGACGCACCATGTCTGGAGTCGACGTGGTCGGGTAAGGGCGGACATACAGACCGGTAATCACCGTCGCGGCATCAGAGGCTGCCAGCGGGATAAACTTCCCGTCGGCGCTGTCTTTACCTGCCAGACCATATGCGCTGAAAGTATTGGACGAATTAAGGATCACCGGTTCGGTGGTCAGATCCTGCGGGCGTGAGATAGCCCCGGCGATGCCTACAGGCATCCGGTAGAGTAATGAAGGCATTGGTTATCCCTTATTTATTCCAGTGGGCGGCGTATGCCTTGTTCAGGGCTGCCGGAGAGTTTTTGTTAGAAGCGTCGTAGAAGGTAGAACGCCCGGTTGAGGCCGGAACGTTGTTGCGCGCTTTTGCGATTTCACTGGCCGACACAAATACCGCATCCAGTGTGGCCTTAGGCATTTTTGCAAAGTCCGGAGACATGCCCACCAGCGGAGAAAGCAGAGCCTGACCTTCAGGTGTTTTGAATGCTGCGTCCATGGTGGCGCGCTTGAATGCCGCCAGCTTGCCACCTTCAGGCAGTTTCACGCCCGGCAGAATGAGTTCCGCTCGCGCCACAACGCCCTGGTGATAAGCGGCATCGGTGGTAGCGCGGGTTTTCTCTTCCTTCTCGTCAGGATCGTCGCTGTCGGTGGTTGTCGTTGACGCAGGATTGAGCAGTTGCTGAACCAGAACCGCCAGCGCATCGACTTTGGCTTCAAGCTCGCTGGTTGTCTGTGCGCCACCTTCGCTTTCATCGGTTGTCAGGCCGCCAAGTTCTTTATTCGGTGGAAGTGGCTGCGCCGGGTTGATCGTGATATTGAGCGCGCGTGGCAAGTCCAGTTCCGGCTCAATCAGTTCTGCGGGGGCATTCTCAACAAGGTCTTCCATAGTGGCGGAGTCCTTGGTTTTAATTGCCCGTTTCAGCTGGGTAAGCCAGCCCTGTTTTGTTTTTGCCATTGTATTGCTATCTCCAATTGAACAGCGAATTCCTGCGCGACCATTGGGGACGCCCGCACAGTGGTTACCGATAATTGAGTGCTGCCGCGCCTGACCCGGTCCCTGCTGTTCGTAGTCGGCGTCGTAGCCCATTGATATCTGCTCAAGGCCGTCCATTACCTGCTGGATAGCCTCGGCAGTTTTGATGTGAATATCGCCAAGCATTAAGTCCGACTGGTCGCCGGTGCCGCGCCGGACGTTCTGGATATGCCCGTGTGCGTACTCCTTCCAGTTTCCAGGATTGACCATGTCTTTCGGATGCCCAAGCGTAAAGGCCATGCCTTCGAAAGAAGCCAGCGTTTCAGGTCGAAAGACTTCGTCAGCGTCGCGGGTGACGACGATCTCGCCATCTTCATCGCCGATGAGCCCTTCCAGTTCGCTTTCGTCGTAGACCTGCGCGCCGGTGCGGGCGATCGGCACGTCTTTGCACAGCAGCGAGCCATCGGCCATCTCAAAGCGAGTGTTGCCGAGGCGCGTAGTGAAAAAATATTGCATCGTTAGTCCTCGGGGACGACAACTTCGCAGTAGCAGCGGCAGTTGGGAAACTGGCCAGCATGCCCAGTCATACCATCCAGCGTGGGCGGTTTCGACCAATCGACATACTTGCCTTCCATCTGCTTATGGGAGTGGCGCACGTCGCTGTCATCGGCTGTGCGCCAGATATAGCCGCGTGAGCCGATGGCGGTTGAGCGCGCCTGGGTGATTGCAGTTGATGCCCGGCCGACTTCGGTACGGGCAATGGTGCGCGCCCGCGCTTCAGTCACCTCGCCGGTGCGCATGATTTCCTGCTTCAGCGTGCTGGAGCGCTTACCGGACACCACGGCGTCAATTGCCTGATTGTGGATATCATAAACGCGATCGGCAGCCTGCAGGGGAAGCGATTTGAACAGCTTCACCTGATCGTCGATGATGCTGCGCGTTACCGCGCCGGTGCCGGAGTTCATCAGGTCACGAAGCCCGGCAGAGATGCGCTGTGACCTGTCACGCCACATTGCATCGTCCGCGACTTCCAGCGTGCCTATCAGGCGACTCGAAACCGCTTCCGCCCATGGCTCTATCAGGTCGGCGTAACGCTCCAGCCGGTCCATGATGTCGGTGACGCTATCGTTTGAACCATCGTATGAACCCTCGACTATCGCCCCCACCGCGCGCGCTATCTGTCGTAGCTGTGTTCGCAGCTGCGTCTCGGCGCGCTTCAGGTTCGGTGGTTTCGACGTTATCGAGGTCTTTCTCTGTCGGCGGCGGGAGGTCACTGGCATTATCAATATCCTTGTCGCTGATGGTGCCGCCCAGACCGGTCACGCGGGCCGTTTCCTGCAGGTGCTGCGCGCCGGCTTTCTCGGTCATAAGACCTGCATCGACAGCTTTCACAGTGGCGTCGACGACCTTATTGGCCGTGTCCGCTCGCTCGCTGTCCGGCGTTTGCCAGAGCTCGTTAAACTCGAACGTGAAGTCATCCGGCAGCGGCTGAGCAAACAGGCTCATGTGCAGCACTTCGAATAGTTTGCGAATCGGCCGGCGCAGCTTTCGTTCCTGCTGCGTCGACACGTTGTCGTAGTAGTTGGCGAGGTCCGTGTCACCTGTTGAGAAACCAGCCGGAGACTGGCCAAACAGGCGGACCAGCGGAATACCGAACGCGCCGGATACCTGCTGCCCGAACTGTGCGAGTACATCGCTCAGCCCGGCATACGAATAGGTGTGCGCCTCGAACTTGTCGTCGGCATCCATGATCGTCATGCCTTCGTTGCTCTGGTACTGGCGGATCATGTCCATGTGCGACATCAGCCCCTTAAAGGCCGGATTGTCTTTACCCATAGCCAGCAGCGAGCGAAGCCCTTTGATGCTGTAGGTGCGCAGGTGAGCTTTGTAGATGAGTTGGGCGACGCCCTGCGTTGTGCTGTCGAATGCCAGCAGGCGATCGAAGCAGCGCTCTATCACTGACATGCCCCAGTCGTTTTCGGTCAGGCGTTGCTGGTACGGCAACGGCACGCCGTCGAAGCGGATCAGCCTGGAGTGATGAATACGCCATGGCGGGATACCGGTAGCCGACGTCACGACGCGGTAGAATTCAGGCATGCCGAAATCCGGCCCCAGCTCAGTCACGCGCCGCTCAGTGGTTGCGTTAAGCATCCATCTGTCCATCACCATCACGCCTTTAAAGGCACCCGGTGCAATTGCATCAATACGCAATGGTGTCGAATAGTTCTGGCCATCAATCAGGATGACGCCTACGGCGCCACCATAGAGCCTCGCCCATTTCAGCGTGTCGTTGAGCGCTTCCCAAATCGCCATCTCATCCCAGGCGTTATCGAGCTGCTTCTTGCGGCCGTCTTCCAGCTTGGAGGTGATGGTCACGCCCTTGCGGGTCATATCATCGGGAATGGCATCAACGCCTGCACCCACCAGCCAGGACGACCGGTAAGCCTGCTCAATCAGCAGCCTGTTTCGTGACGTCCAGTTGTTGCGGTAGGTGCCAGCGCCAGACTGGTTCGATTCGTTAACGCCCATGCGGGCGACAAAGTTTTCATAGCTGTCACGCGTCGGTACAGGCTGCGACACGTTTTGTGTTTCGGACATGTTCAGCCTCTGCCAAGTTGCGCCCAGATATCCAGTGATGTTTCCATTGGTGCGTAACTGATCATCACTGAATCAGCCAGGTTAGGTGATTTAGTACCTTCCGGTTGCTTATCCACGACGATTTTACCCACCCCATTAATGGAGTAGGTCGGCTGGGATAGCTCGACGATCAGCTTGTCTTTGTTGGTGATGCTGCTGCTTAGAGAAATGATTTCATCAGGGTTGTATTCCATGCCCTGGCGAGCTCGGAAGGTATTGCGAAAAAGCTTTCTAAGGTGCCACCAGCTTTGGGCTTTAGCGTTAGCAAAGAAGTCTTTGTTCAGGCGTGATGGCTGTCCATTATCGCCTTTGACTGCTTCACCATCGGGATCGAACACCGCGCCACTGCCTCGGAAAGGAGTCGCAAGAATATAGGGTCGTCCCTCAGGCTGGCGCAATTCGTTAATAGCCTTTGCGTCACCGCGCACACCAGCGCCCAGACCATCCTCATCGAAGCGGAAAGCTTCAAGATTATTGTGGTCACACAGGCCGAACACCTTCACAACAGAGCTATAAATGTCGCTGCCAACCCCAGACCATTCGTCCACTTCTTCAAGCAGGAAGCCGTGGCGGCGTGAAAATGCGTTTTTGTCGCGCCCTTCATCAGCAACATCCATTGCTCCGAGTCGCTGGCCGGTTGGAGTGATGCCCAGTTTGATGTGAGCATCTACAGCTGCCTGTACCCATTCATTCGGGATCAGAACACCTTCAGCTGAAGCGCTGTAATTCAGGTCAAGCTCCTGCGCAACGACAACGGGATTATCGATTTTTGCGCACTCTTTCTGGTACCAGGCATCATCTTTGCGCGGGTCACTGCGCCAGTGGAAGGTGAATACCGGAATGCGGCCGCCGTGGCGCTTCTGCGCGAATGGGTTGGACATGCCGTTAACCGATGAAAGGTCTATACGGCAGCGGGTGGTTTGCGACAGTGCAGCATCAATAAGCAGCGGCCGCTGAAGAAATGCAGCCTCATCCACGAAGTAAAGCGTTGTACGGTCACCGCGCCCGATGTTGTCGCCCGCTTCACCTTTGAGCACAGCACCAGTTTCCGGAAACTCAACACGCATATACGGAGCGTGCTTTCTCTCGTTCCAGTTACCTCGGAACTCAACAGGCAGCGTCTCAACGAATTTGCGTGCTTTCCAGAACAACGCTTTCGGGTCGCCGGTGCTGTCTACGTACTCCTCTTTACGGGAGCCGAAGCCAATCACCATTTCTTTGTTGAACAGGCAAAGAGAGCAGGCAAGGCCGATTGACGTCCAACTTAGGCCCATCTCACGGCTCTTTTCAGTAATGCCGTTCTCCATGCTGCGACGGCGGTCCATTATCCAGTCGATCCACTCTTCCTGTTTCGGGAACAGCAGAAATGGAATGGTCACGGGCAGGCCATAATCGAGGTTTCGCGGGTCTGTTGTCATGCCCCAGTCGATAATGAACTGAGCTGGGTTATCCCGGTAAAACGCCTTCAACACGGGTAGCATCGCTGGATTGGCGCGGATGCGCTGTAGCCTTTCCATCCGCCACTCAAAAACCTGAGTGTAATCCGGGTTCTTGAAGTCGAAAGGGAATGGTATTGGCATATCTAACCCATGAGTTTTTTATACTGCTCTGCTGCTTCCTGCGGCGTCATGCTGGTAACGTCAACTTTCACCGGCGCGCCATCGGCTCCAGTAATCTCGGTTGATGTCTGCTGCTTAAATGCCTGCACAGTGATGTGATCGCCGATTAGTTTGAGCGAAGCAACAGCGCCTTTGGCATCGAAGCCATAGACCGTTCTGCCCTGCTCGTCCGTAATCTCTTCGCCGCGGCGGTCTGTAAGCGGCTCCACTTCCTGCATGCAGCGCTCGTGGAGTTTTACTGCCTGTCGCAGCACGTAATCAGCATCGATATTGGTTCGCTTAAGTCGATCCTGATTTAATTCTGCGATACGCTGCAAAATGTCGTCATTTGTCATCAGGCGGTGTGCTTGGTTGCGTGCTGAACCATCGCTGTACCCCGCCCGAATGGCCGCTTGCGTGGCGTTCAAATCGATGAGGTACTCGCGACAGAACATCTCTTGCTTGTCGGTGAGTGCCATATTTCTACCTAAGGAGATTCAATGAAGGAGTTAACCTTTTCTGGATTGTCTAACCTGCTTTCTCGCCATGGCGACGACTTGCTTTACCAGACCGATTTGATTTTACAAAGGGTTTGCGATTACTGGAATAAGTCGCATATAAAGCATTCTCTAATTACTTTCAAATATGAGAATGAAAAACTTGAGATAACAATCCCTCAATGCAAATTCTCTTGTTTTAGCGAAACGAAAATCGTTTTTATTGAAGGCGAAATCTTAAGCCAAGTGACGTTCTTCGTCGAAAAGGATGGAAAGCATCTACCTTTCCATAATCTTTTCGTCAATGAAGACATATTTGTTAACTATGAGTCACCTGGCAGACCCCCTGATGTTAGCTGGGAGCATGCCAGAAATGTCGAGGAACATTTTATGAACGAGCTTATTCAGGCTGCGTCAAAGGCTAAGCTAATTTGAAATCCATCATCGGGCGCACTGCTTGAATGCGCCCTGTGATGAAAGCCGTTGTGAAATAGGCTCTCTATACATCAGTCAATAAACAGGAGCTTCGGCTGTGTCAGGGACAGGATTTGCTCAAACTCAAGCGCGAGAAGCTTTTTCTCTCGTTTTCGGTTGTTCATCATCTGGCTCCCGATCCGCGCCTTCACTTCCGACTTAGCAACCTTGATAGCATGACGATGCTGTGCCTCCTCTCCCATTTCGCTCCAGCGCTGAAGTTGCTCAGCCATCCAGTTAAACGCCTGGATGTAGCGAACTTTGATGAGTGTGGCTGCTGCACCTGTGAAGCCCATCACCACTAACATGTAGCCATCTTTAGTTAGCTTAAACATCGGCTGAGGCTCGCCATTTTTATCAATGAAATCAGCCTCCTCAAAATTGAGGGCGGCGAAATCATCAGGACATTCGGCTTTTACCTGTCGAATTTTCCTGAGAACGTTGTCGTGACGCTTACCAAAGTAATCAGCTATTTTCTGGCTTGTAGTAAATGCCTTACCCTGAACAGCCATAACCATCTTTGAGAAGTCAAAGTCTTGAACAACTGATGAATCTGCCATGTCGAAGTACCTTTTAGTGATGAACCTTGTCGCACAGGAATTCGGCCCCCAGAGAGCTCCGACAGCTAGCCGGTTCCTCAAGGGTCATCCTGAAAGGTTCTGGGTTGTTGCGCGTGCGAGGCGCATAAAAAAGCCCCGCGTTATGCGAGGCTGATGTTGCTCTGTCAGAAGAAGAGAATCTTCTTGGGGGTTGTCATCTCAAACACTGCTCTCTGATGTACTGCTGCAAACCGGCTATTTGCTTTGCGGCGAGTTCGATTCGACTTCTGAGGGTGAAATAATCCCGTTCAGCGGACTCAGTAAGTCCGGGGCTGGCTGCATCATCCAGGCCGGCGGTGCCGGAGGAGGATTGTTTCGTGCAGGTCGCGTTGAGCTGCAGCCGACGCTTGCCAGAAGAAACATCACGTTCAAGCTGAGCAATAGTGGCTTTAGCATCTTCCAGTTCTCCGGTGTACTTAGCGTCCAGTGCTGCGACGTCCCGCTGACGCACCTGCATATCTTTGATAGTGGCGTTAGCGAGATTCAGCTTTTCAGTAGCCTTATCGAGCTGGTCTTTGTAGGCGACGGCATTATCGTGATAGTGATTAACCGCCCAGCCAAGCCCGATAATCAGAGAGACGATGGCAGCGCCAAAAATGGCTATTACACGGTTCATCAGAACACCCCTGGCGCAGATGGTGGCGTTCCGGGATTCAGCGGACCAAAACCACTGTCAGGTTTCTGCGGCTTCTCGCTCCACAGGCAGACTTCCCGCTCAACCTCGCGCCGGTTCATCAGCCCTTTCCACTTTTTACCGCCTGCATACACCCAGCGACGTAACTCATCGCAGGCGCCGGTGTAGTTCCGGGCGTTGAGCTTTTTCATCAGAGTGGAATTTATCGCGGCGTTTGCGCCGACGTTATAGGCGAAAGAGTAGATTGCGGCCCGCTGGGTTTCAGTGGTTGGCACCCTGATGTAAGGGTTAACCTGACTGGCAATTCTCGTCATATCTTCCCGGGTGAGCGCATCACATTCTTTGTCCGTGTAGCGCTTACCCCGAATGATGTCTTTTCCTGTATGCCCGTCGCAGACGGTGAGAACGCCTACAACATCGTAGTATGGAACATGTTCGCGCCCTTCCAGACCATCTTTCCCGGACACCATAGCCGTCGCGATGACAATTGCGCCGCCGCCTCCGGCGACAGCTCCAATGATCCGGTTTCGAAGTGTGGAAGACATGGTCATGTTATTTGTCCTGCGGTTGCATCACCGCGTCGATGTCCTGAACGATTTTTGCTGCTTCCGGGATGCTGTTAACGTCACCCCGGGCATAAGCCGCCTTGAGAATTTCAGTTCGCTTCCGGTTTTCTTCTATTTCGGCTTTATTTTTCCTGTCATTTGACCGGTAGGTCAGCCATGCGAACAACGCAGAGACCACCGCGCCAAACGCAAACAGCACATCCTGCAATGTCAGCATGGTCAGAAATCCTGTTATTGAAGACCAGAAATACGACCAAAAGCCGTTATTTGTATTCATGCGATGCATTCCACACCTCCAGTTGTCAGGGGGTGCTGTGAGTAGTCGGAAAGTCAGGCCACGGACACTCAGGTAAAGGTTCGATGGGGGTTGATTGTCCGGGCCTGAAAATAAAAACCCCGGCATTAGCCAGGGCAAGAGGATGTTCTTTTTCGAGTTGCTTTGATGAGCCGAATGCGGGAGTTATTCGGCTCATTTTTTGATGCGAATAAGGCAATAAAAAAGCCACCGTAGCAACTTAAGAGTCACTAACGGCAGCTTACCGTGTAATTATGGCTAAATGGATAATTGGTTGTCAAGCACTTTAGGAGCAATATGCTTGACTTTGCCAACACGTTTACGACTTTTGAAAGCAACTTGCATCGGTTGGTACAAAACGAAGAGCGACGCATTGAGGATTTCGTCAATTTCGTTTCGGCAGGTTGCTAAAGATGGTTTCCTCCACCCTTCCCCGCTTCTTCCGCACATCTTGCGTGGCTTTGCAGTCGCATGATAGTACGATGCAATTGCTCTCTTGGATGAGCCGTGAGAGTAGTAACTAAGCAGAATACCGAAGGCCTTTGTGTCGATGCGCATAACAGAATCTACGACCTGAGAAATCAACATTCCGTCATCGTCATTGCACATTGGCCGCGTCATTACCCTGGACGGCTCAACTTTCTCCATGAACTGAGCTATAACGCTGCTCATGCGCTTTTCAAGTCTGCCTGAGTAAACCCATGCCCCCCATAATTCAAGCCAGCCGTTGAGCCAGTCATGCTGTTCTTTGTTTAGGTTTAGCTCTCTCGTCCTCACGCTGCATCCTCCGGGCCGTCCGGCTTGTTAATCCCCAATCGGTTGATCACCTCTCGGCGCATAGCTTCAAGGCGCTGACGAGTTTCCTCGTTAGTCTGTAATGCCTTGTCGATATTGGTGAGCATCTCCCGGTCTTTGTGGCGCTGCTGTGCTGAGTTGATGTCTGTTACTGACATGACTGGCCTCCTGACAAAGACTTGATGAACTGGTATTTGCACATGACATAATTACCCTTGCATATAGCCCTGAGCGATTTGAGGCGCATTTTGTGCCGGTAGCTCTGGATGGGTAGCCAGACAAAGAGAAACGCCGCCCATACGCCAACAGCGATGTAGAATTCGATATTCATGCCGCTGCCTCACTTCTGCTGTTACGCAGGTCTTTAAGCTTCTGCTGATACTCCGCCTTGATTGCCTTGCATTCGTCAATAGTCCAGCGATGTCGGTTATGGTTGGATTCAATGTCCTCCACCTGCTCAATGCCTATCCGCCTGATTAGCTCAGCCCGATACGGAACCAGATTTCCGCTCTTGTGCTGATTGCATACGACGCATTGTTTATGGATGTTTCGTTCATCGAACCGCAGTTGTGGCGCTGCCGCCGTGGTACGGTAGTGACCAGCGTCGAACTGAGCAGACGTGAGCGTTCCGCACGAGATGCATGGCAAGTCGCGGTCTCTTTCTCTGATGAAGGCGTTTACTGCTTGCTGGGCTTGCTTAATCCAGAAACTACGGGGTTTTAATGCGAGGCGTCTTACTTTGAGTTTGTCTTTCTGCTGCTGTTCTTCTCGTCGTCGCTTTTTGTCTGCTGCCTTTTCCTCCTTCTCTCGTTCTCTGCTCCGCTTTGCCAGTGCCAGTTTTGTTCCGCATTCCGGTGAGCACCACCATACATTCGCAAATTTGGGGTGGAACCACTCCCGGCATTCTTCGTTTTTACATCGCCGTCTGATGCTGCGAGACATATTCCCTCCAGTGCTTAAGCATGATTTTATGAGGTACGCGAAGATGCACACCGTTAGCGCTTGCCCATTGCTTTATTGCTGATGGTGTGCGATTCAGGGTTTCAGCTATCAGAGCGACCGGCACCTTTCCGGCGACGCGCCTGATATATTCCGTCTCACGCTTCGTGTAGGGCTTACCGGGTGAGTTAGGTTTAGCCATCTTCTTCGTCCGTCATGTGTAGATTGGGGTCGCGATATACCACGCTCTCCAGAGCACAGGATTCGCAACAGTAGGTTTCGTCTTCAGCTAATGGATTAGTGCAGCTACAGCAGTAACCAGCGCGGGTAATGGATTGCTGTTCGTAATGGTGGGAGGATTCAGGAGTTAGCATGATTAGATTCCTGTGCCATAAGGAAACACACCATCGCAGCGCGTAATTGAGATTCGCAGCAGAAGTAATAATCCGGCACGTTTTCCCAGTGCCACGTCCCTTCTTCAAGGTCGCCATGGGACCATGCGCACCATTCTTTTTCTGCCGTCATCCACATGACGCTAATTTTATTCTCGACAATAATCGGCCACGCGTCGGCGGGGTTGTTGCATGGGTTGAAGCAGTTACCATTTGAAGGCTTGTAGCCACCAACCCGGTATTTGCATGTCTGCCAGATTGGTCCACGCTCAGTTGCTGGAATATCCTCATCAAAGCAATCATCACCCTCCGCATTCATGAAAAAATGCTCTTTCATGCCGAGCACTATTGCAACGCGGCAGTTAATCTCAAAATCACTTAGCTTGCTGTAGTCAGTCATGTCTTTTCCTCGCACGCATACGGTCCCATTTCACCTGGGTGAGATGAGCGGTATACGGGAATGATTTAATGTCGGATGGGTTTGGTTCTGGCTTGCGTTTAGTGCGGGTTGTGATGCGGAAAATCATATTGTCTATCGCGATTTGGGTAACGCTTCGTCGTCGTGTCATGCGACCACCTTAAGCGTTGCTGGCCTCATTCTTCTTCTGCCGTATTCCATCAGCGTATCGCGATCAACAGTTGTCATTCGGCAATCGCCAGCGCGTGGGTATGGATGCCAGATAACCAGCATTTGGCCTTTGTTATTCCCTGACACCGGTTTGCCAGTTGATGCGCTCAGGAATGCCAGCCGACCGCCAGTAATAAACCTTACCTCGTGCGCCGTCTTAATCGCCTCGAGAAACCAGCCAACCGAACAGTCGGCGTTGAGTAGCATCACTACACCGGTCCAGTTATCTGCATTCTCCTGAGCAGCCTTTTTTACGAATGGCATAGGTTTGCTGTACGGCGGGTTAAGCCAGGCATATCCGGGAATATCCGGCATCACTTCATTCCACGGCGTTTTGAGCGTGTCCTGGTATTCGGTGATGAAGTGGTTGCACAGACTGTTATCAGCGCTTGCAGCTGCATCCAGCACAAAGCAGAACTCAGCGTTCAGTGCGTGAAATATTTCAGGTGGGGTGCGCCAGCAATCGCGTGATTCTATTGGGGTTTGTGATTTATGTTTAATCATGCTTCCCTCGCATACTCCCCGTGATATTTATTAATCGCTTCGTGGGCAACTAACCCAGCAAGCTCAATATCTTCATAAAAACCAAGACGAAGACGCCCAAAATCAGTTCTAATGCAAACGTGCCATTTCCCTTTTTGCGTGCTCCATAAAACATTCTTTATTCCTGACCGACTAATACGTTTAGTTTTCTGATTTCGGCAATTGCCAGCCCGACTGGCCTCCCTAAGATTTAAAGGTGAGTTATCAAGCTTATTTCCGTTTATGTGATCGATGTGTTTTGCTGGCATTCTTTTGTTATGCAGCGCAAAAACCACAATATGAACAAACATCTGAATCCCGCCAAAACAAACCTGCTTATACCCCGATCCGGTTGTTGAAGTTTTAATTTCATCTCCTGCGTTATGCCTATGCTTCGGATGGTTTAGCTGGTCTTTTTTGTACCTAACAGTAACGCCATCTAAGTACAGGAAATCTTCTATAAGTCGGTACTTTTGTTCAGATATGTCGGTCATCGTAACCTCAGAAAAAGGCGTATAGCTGATTCAGCACGTTCTGGTCGGTGGTGCGGCCGAAGACATGCTTTATCGCTGCGTTAATCATGGCGTTGTAACAGCGCTCGAATTCATCGGCTTCCATGCTGGCGTAAGACAGGCTCTTTGCTTCTGTCCTCACTTCACCGTTCAGCCTCACCGTCTGCTCGTAGAATCCTGCCAGTATCGTCAGGTCTTTGCGGAACCTGTCGAATTGCGTGGCTTCGTCCATATGCTCTAACCCGGCACGATTAGCGCACCAGTGCTGAAAGCAGAAGTTGAAGAAGGCGAACATCTTGCGGTGAAAAGCGGGCTGTCTGGTTAACTTGAATTCGGCTGTGTACATCTCGCCGTTTTTGAACCTGGTCAGGCGGGGTAAATCATGCTCAAACGCCGGGGCGAATACTCCCCCTGCGGTCTTTATCATCTCGATTTGCATCTTTCACTCTCCCACCTCCATCAGCTCATCGGGAATGTCTACTGTTATGGTGGTTTTAGTGCCGAGCATTCCGTCATACACTTCGCTCAAATGACCTCGAATCTGCATTCGGCGCAAAGCGCTGTACATGTAGTCGCACTCAGCCTGTTTGTTTGCATTGAACGGTTTATGGGCCTTTGTGCACCACATGGAGTTGCCGGGCCAGCCGTGAACCTTATAAACGCGACCGTTCTTGACCAACAGCAATCCCCATCCCGGCGGCAGGTCTGAAACCTCAATGAATCCGGGTTCAGCCATGAAGAAACGCCAGTCTCCCATTCCGATTTCAGGCTCAATGCGGAAGCGCTTTTTTCGATCAGCCAGGAAGTCGCCGCGCGAACACTTCACCTCGATAAGGCATGAGGCGAGATTGCGAAAACCAATAGCGTCCGGCTGTTCTCCAGTAGCGACGGCGGCAATAAAGCGATCGTGAAACGCCACCTTGAAACCGTTGTTTTGCAGGAAGCGGCACGCGATCTGGCAAAGCTCATCATGCGTTAGTGCCTTACCGCTAAGCTCTGATGTTTTTACTTTCACGATTTATCCCCCTCAACGTATTGTTTGATAAATAACTCCAGCTCACCATCAGTAGTTTTCTGGCTATTCAGCCATGATCTGTCTGCGCTGAATTTCCCTCGTTTTCTTTCGTGTATCAGGTTTCCAATATCACGAATGGTTTCAGGGAATCCCTGCATGACAATCGACGGCAGAAACATGAAGGTAATCAGCAAAAACTTCATCCACGTAGAGCAGAAGTATTGCGCCTCGAAAATGTTGGTTTCTGGATGCCAGTAATATTCAATCTTCGCTCCGAACTTCTGTTTTCTGTTCGGTAGCATTTTGTTGTGCTGTTTGCGGGTGACAGGTATTCGGATGAACCCTTTCTGGCAAGGGTTTACGTATTGATACGCCATGGCTTATCTCTATCCTCAAATAAAAAGGCCACTGTGTAAGTGGCCCTGTCAGAATCCGCCTTTGCGGTTTCGTGGTTTTTCTTCCAGCTCGCGTCGCTTGTTTTCCGCAGCTACCTGGTCGGTGTCGTAGATTGATCCATTGCGCTGTTCGCAATAGACCACACCAGAATTGCCATGGCGATTAAGGAGAAGCAAAAGCTCTGTATCACTTTGGTTGGCGTTTTCGTCATAAGCCCCTTCCCTGTAAATACCAAGCCAGTAGTCGCAGTCCTGTTCAATCTGTCCGGTATCACGCGAGTCACTTGGCAGTGGGCGTTTGTTTGTCCGTTTCTCCAGATCACGGTTCAGTTGCGTGAGTAACACAACAACGCAATCCAGTTCCTTGGCGAGGTTCTTTAAACCTTTCGTGATCATTCCGTAGGCAAGGTCGTTACGGTCGGCTTTTTCAGCCGTCATAAGCGTCAGGTAATCAACCAGCACCATGCCAACCTTCCCTTTTTCGCGCTTAATTCTGCGGGACTCAGAGACGATGTGAGACAGAGAGGCGCCGGGGGTATCGTCTATGAACAGGTTTCCACTTTCTGCCATTTGCATAGCCCTGGCGTTTGCGTGTGAAAACTCAGACTGATTATCAGCACCGCGGTAGAAAATATCGGTGTTACAGCCAGATAATTGCCCAACCATACGTTCAAGGATCTGCTTATCAGGCATTTCAAGACTGAAAAGAACAGCCGGTAGGTCTTCACTGATGGCACAGTTGATAGCCAGCTGACTGTACAGCGTCGTTTTACCCATTTTAGGACGGGCACCGATTACCAGTAGCGAGCCACGCACCAGTCCTTTTGGCTGTAGCATTTCATCCAGTGAGGCAATCCCTGTTGATAACCCCCTTGCACGTTGCCGTGGATCGAATCTTCCTTCCAGTTCTGTTACCCAATCCTCCATCACTTCCATGAACGGTCGGGCACCGCGGCGGATTCCTGTTCTGCCATGCTCAGCCATATGCGTAAAAATCGCCTGGATGGCTTCATATTTCTGTGCGGCCGTCATTCCATTGCGGGCATAAAACAGCTCTGTTGCCTCGGTCATCCTCTGAATTCCGTAGCGCTCCATGGCTGCTTCGCGTACCGAAATGGCATAGGCGACTGAATTAGCTGCGCTGGGCATCACCTTGGTTAGTTCAGAAAGATATGCAAAGCCGCCAACCTGAGACGCCAGGCCTTTGCTTTCCAGTGCGTCGTAAAGCGTCAGCCCATCCACAGGCTTGTTCTCCCGGTACATCTGCCGCATTTCTTCGAAAATTACCTGGTGGGCGCGGCTGTAGAATGACTCCGGCTTCAGGATGGAAAGAACTTTCTGGACCCGCTCGCTGCTGTCGTCGTCAATCAGGAGGCTGCCAAGAACGCTTTGCTCTGCTTCAAGGTTATGCGGTGGGGTAAAAATACTATCGGTCATCTTTGTCTCCTTCCCGGACTTCGATGTAGAGCTTGGCATTCAGGAAACTGTCGAATTTCATGCGTCGCCATGTCTTACCAGTTTTCTGGTCCGGGCGGTCTTCCAGCATCCAGCGGCAGTTTTCGCTGATGTATTTCAGGTATCCACGAAACCCCTCCATGTCCAGAGGCTTTCCGTCCAGTTCGCGGGCAATCTTGTTCGCCTTTCCCCAGAAGTTGCGGATCATATTTTTCCGGTCGTCAGTGAGAGCCCTCCATCCCCTTGCTTCTGGCAGTTCGTCTTTCAGGCATTGCCAGACTTCTTCACAGGATATTTTTGCCCGGGCTGGTTTCTGCTTTTCAGCCTCTGGATTTCCGTCGCGAGTTGCACACTCATTAGGTTTACCTAATGAGTTATTAGTTAATAAATTCTTTGTGGCACTCTGTTGGCAATCTGTTGGCACAACCTCCGCTACAGCCCTTTCCTGATGCGGGTTTGCGATGGCACTCTGTTGGCATTCTGTTGGCACAAAAAATTGCTGATATTCGTCATATTTCGTGACTGTCAGCAGGGTGAATTTTTTGTTCGCCAGCGTGGTAATCATGCCCATTTTCTCAAATTTGTTGAGCAGGTATTTAATCCTGTCCGGTTCAATCCCTGTCTCACGCGCCAGCGTGTTCCGGCCTGTAATCGTCTGCCCACGTCCAACAGGATATTCACCAAACTCTGTGGTTACGTTAGCAGCCTCATGGTTGACTCCCATGATGAGATGTACCCAGAGGTGTACAGCTTCGCTATCCGTCCTGTAGAACGGTAATTCACGTATTTTACGGTGCAGGAATACCAACCCCTGCCCTGATGATTGAGGCTTCTCCATGGGCTTATGAGACCCTCTGAAATCGGATATTCGGAGAACGTTACTCATGACCTTTACCTCTGAATAATTGCTTAACCTTTTCCCACTCAGCCCGGAATCGACCAGGCTGCTTGAAACCGGACAGGTAGCGATCACGAATAATGTTTTTGTGTAATTTGTCCTGGTCAGGACTGAATGGTTTTGTCATAATGACTCCTGTGAATTGATCCAGTAATTCCGCTCAGAATTGAATGGTCATTTGCTCCGAACGCTCAGTTACCGCTGGGCGTTTTTTATTTGTCAGCAGTGCTGCGACTTCCCTGGCTAAACGCGCCAGCTCGTCATCGACAACACCCCACTCCAGAACGGCCAGAAGGATTGATATCTTCGGGATGAAGTCCTTCTTCCAGCGCGTGATTTGCGACCGGTCAATGCCGATGGCGTCTGCGATTTCTTTACTACCCTTGATTGCAATTTTGTTGAGCAGAGCGCTTTCAATCTGCCGCGCTTCTGTGCGTGTCTGTGTACGTTCCATTTCGTAGTATTCCCTTTAGTGAATAGTTAATGAGCGCACACCCATAACGGGTGACGCATAGATTTGTAGTCTTTTGGATTACTGCCCTTTTTCAGGGCGGGGATGTGTAAAGAGCGGTGTTACTTAAGCGGCTTGACTATCGCGGCGATTACTTGGGAATGGCTTCAGCTCTTCTGCTGACACCGTTCCATCTTCGTGAACGATTACCGTGATATCTCGCTGCGAATTAATGGCTTTGAAAATTGCACTTTGATAAACGCCAAGGTCACTTGCTGCCTTGGTCTGACCAAAACGGTCGGCATAATCTTTAAGCTTTAGACGTTGCGTCATAGCTGACCTCCTTATGTACAAACTTATTATCACCGCAAGAGGTAAATTAGTCAACACATGCGGTGTTAGTCATTTATTCCGTGCGGTGATAAATTTTGCAGATGAGCACAAAAAAGAAACCGTTATCTGCTGAGCAGGTGGAGGACGCACTGCGTCTTAAGTCCATCTATGAAAGCAAAAAAAATGAACTGGGTTTATCTCAGGAATCAGTGGCTGACGCCTTAGGTGTTAGTCAGTCTGCCATTGCATCAATATTAAACGGCGTGAACGCGCTTAACGCCGGTAACGCGGCAGCACTTGCGAAGATACTCCGTGTTGGGGTTGAGGATTTCAGCCCATCAATTGCAGCTGAAATTGCAGAGATGTATTCATCCCTAGGCAAGAATCAGAAACTAAACCCGAGATATGAATACCCCCTGTTTACTTCTGTTCCGGCTGGCGCGTTTTCAGAAGTTGGGTCATTTACAGAAAATGATGCAAAGGCGTGGGTAGCCACGACTAAGAAAGCCAGCAAAGACGCGTTCTGGCTTGAGGTGAAAGGTCACTCTATGACCGCACCGCAGGGAATGCGGCCCAGCTTCCCGGAAGGAATGCTTATCCTGGTAGACCCGGCTGAAGAGGTGGACGCAGGAGATTTCTGCGTAGCTGGCGTGTTTGGCGATTCCGAGGTCACATTCAAGAAATACACCTGGGATGATGGTAAGCACTGGCTGGAACCGCTGAACCCAAGTCCGCGCTATGAGAGCATCCCGTGCAACGAGAATTGCCGCATCATCGGCAAAGTGGTTAAGGCGCAGTGGCCTGAGGATATCTTTGAGTAGGTTAATAATTAAATAATTCAGTCAACAACTTATATAGGGATGATATGGAAGGAATTATTGAAGTCTCAAGCTTGGATGACATTGAATCTATCTTCTCCAGAATTGATAAAGGTGAAGAAATATCCATAGATAGATTGAAGGTTGATCTGTTTCGTAGCGTCAATTTTAAAATTTATGGTGACCCAGAACGGTACAACGGAACCCTACCAGCATCTCTAGCTCAAGGTCTGTGTGAATTTCAAACCGAAATCTACAAAGTTTTCACTTTAATCAAGTACAAAACTGACAATCTTCAAAGGTTAACTTCACAAGATAAAGAAGATGCTGAGATCATCTTTACTATTGATGAGGGATGTACTGATATACTTGCTGCATTAACCGATCTTTTTGAAGCGTTCGGTAAGGCTTTTGAGAAGGTAACGCACGGGATGAGTCCAGCGCAAAAGACATTGTGTTTCCTATTTGCCGTCACTGTTGTAGGTGGCGCGTGGGTTGGCACGTCTTATCTTGAACATCATGCTGATGTGGAGATCAAGCAAGAAGATACCAAACAGGAAGAAGCTAAGGTTAAATCTGAAAATGAGCGCATGACCATCCTTAGAGACGGTATGCTTGAGGCCATCAGAGCCAAGGCAGGAGTTGATGTTGTAGAGCGTGCTGAAGGCATACAGGAACACACTGCTAAGGCCTACACAGGCATACTGAAGGGTGCTTCAGATGCCGATAAAATAGTAATTTCTGGCATAAGCAGCGTGGAGCTTTCTCAAAAGGATATTCATGAGCTTATTAAAAACCCTATCGAGAAAGCTAAAAACGAAGAGCGAACCTTGGAGGTCGTGATTGACAGCATCAAGCGGTCTGCCGACAAAATAACTATAAGCTGCAGAGAGCCAACCGGGGATTCAAGCTTTCCAGTATCAGTCGACACATCGTTTATTGATGACAAAGATGAAATTGCATTACTGTTTGATGCCATGAAAGAAAATAAAACTGTCAAAATATTAGGCAGTTATAAAGTTAGATCGGGTGTTATCGAACAGGGCAATGCCTCATCAATATCACAGCCATAAACTTATCTTTGAATGCTACCCGGCCATCGCGCCGGGTTTTTTATTGCCTGTTATTCAATCGCAGCACTTCCCTTCCGCACTATCTCCGCTGCATCCCTGTTAACACCTTTCCCAATCACGTTACCCATCTCTTTTCGGTACTGCTCCAGCTTTTCAACGACAGCTTCCTGAGTTATTGGTTGATTGGCGATAGATAGCTCCATAATCGCCCGACCCATAGCTGTAACCATCATGTTTACGCGCTCCTCGTCCAGATTCATAGCCTATCCTCGCTCAGATTTTGACCGTAACAAGCTATCACAGGTGGTCTTGTTTGGCATTTACAAAAATAAATAGCCTTATAAATCAGCACCATCAAAACCGCGCGTAATAATTTATCTCCTGCGGTGTTGACTATAAAACCACTTGCGGTGATACTCATCCCATCAGCAGGACGCACTAATCACCAGGACGGTGATGCTCATTAACAGATGGCCCTGAAAAAGGGCAAATACACCGAAGCAGACAGCTTCTGGATGATGTGAATTGCAGCCGCCAGACGGCAACCGCGAGGATAAGCGACGCGGCGCATCATCCAAAAGCTAACTGACAGGAGGATGTATGAATGCACAAGAACGCCGCCGCGAACGACGCGCAGCTAAACAGGCAGACTGGAAATCAGCTAACCCCCTGTTAGTTGGCATCAGCGCAAAGCCAGACACCCGCAAGATTCTCTCGCTGACTCGCAAGCCGAAATCACGCGTAGAAAGCGCTGTTACCCCGATTGATTTGACGGTACTGGCTGAGTATCGGGAAGAGATGGAAAAACGCGCAGAAGCAGTTGAGCGCAAGAATCGCCGCACCTATTACCGTGACGCTAACCCGTTCGGTAACAAAATCCATGCGGTGCAGAAAATGAAGTTATCCAGCAAGCCACTTATTTGAGGTGCATATGAGCGAATCATGGAGCGTACCATTTCCAGAATCAGAGGTGGAGCATGAAGGAATGCCTGTATTCTGGCGATTTCAGTCAACCGTTGAAGAAGATGGCATAAAAGTTTTCGCATTGCAGTTCGTTGCTTTTCATCAAACTGAGCATTACGCATGGCTAGTTCCGGCGCACTGGATTGATCTTTATAAGCCTGAGCCACAACGCTGGATGCAGGAATGGAAGGATCGAAAGAGAAGATACGCAATTAAGAAGGTTAAGAAAGGCGCAGAAAGGACTTTTGCATTTCCAACCAAAAAGATGGCAATCGAAAGCTTATTGCGAAGAAAGAAATATCACTTGATGCGACTTAAACAAGACCTTGCTGTTGTAACCACTGTTGTAGAGGAAATGAAAAAGCTCGATATCAACGAGCCTCTTATTGATTACAACTTTGGCCACAACAAAGAAACAGAAAATTGGGTATTTGAATAGGTCGCTTAGGCGGCCTTTTTTATTAGCCAATTACAGCGAGGTAAGGGAATGACCCAATATGCAATTTTCGAGCTATCAATGCCAAACCGAGGCTCATGGAATGGCGGCTGGTCTGGCGCGATGGATAAGTATGTGAAGCACAGACAGCTTCCTGCGAAGGGCAATCCAAACGTGAAAGACGGCGCTAACCACTATTACAACTTTGGTGATGGTTGGGGTGCAAATGTCAGCGTCCGGATTGTCGAGGGAGCGAAAGCCAAGAATCAGGCTATCAAAGGCAGCAAGGGATTTTGCGGTTACGACTGGATGATAGACAGCATCCTGAAGCACGGAAAGATTATCGCCGAATAAGGTCGCAATTTAGCGGCCTTTTTTATTAGCAACGTTAACAGAGGTGAGGGATATCAAATACCGATTAAGCGCTGTGTATTCATTCTTCTGAGTGGATACACCGAGCAATATCGCTCGTAACCAAACAGGAGCGAAGACCTGTCTGGTTAGATTGAGAAATCATCCCTTGATGTTTATTTGCCGCTCGCAGTCAGGGCGGCTTCTTTTTGCCTGGAGGATATATGACATTTGAATTTGGTGATTACGCAGAAATTGAGCAGAAAAGACATTATGCCGCCAATGAGATTTACCGATACAAGGTAATAAAGCAATTGTCTTCTAATTCATGGGTTGATGCACCTGTTCAGTCTCCGGCAACAGAAACTATTCATCCTGAAATGGAAGATGTTTGCCTCTGCATATGCTGCGGAGTTGATGAAACGGTGGTCAGAAAGTATCGCGTTAAAGATATGCGCAAAGTTCATAAATAGCCGCTTAATTGCGGCTTTGCATCTGAGTAATGGTTAATCAGCCATTAGCCACATGCAATCACACAACCAAAGGAACCTACCCCATGATGCACTTACAGTTCGCGGGTAGCGGCGTCATGTCCGCTTATTACCCGCCTGAATCTGAATTACACCGCAAAGTTCGCCAGCTTATCCGCGCCGCAATGTGCCAGTTGAGGTCGTTATGCAAATAAACCACGCAGCACTTAAAGCAGCACAGAACAAAGCCGTTATTGCCCGTTATTTGGGTGACGGCGTTATGTGGATGTCGGCCTACGAGCAAATTCGCAAAGCGGTGAATATTCCGTGGTACCGGAGAAAGAAATGAATACGCCTGTTAAAGACTGGTCAGACGATGCGCTCATTCGCCTGATGAAAGACCTGAAAAAGCCTGAAAAGAAAGAACAGGAGAAGCAGCAATGAAGCTCTCATTTAAAGAACGTCAGGAACTCGACCAGATTGTCGCGACACTGACCGATTACGATAACGAGCAAATCAGCAATCAGGTTGACCGACTGGCTGCCAAAGCCAACCCGTTAATTAGCGCCCTTCTCGACTTCCAGCCCGACGAATTCACAAAGGATGCGGTATCCATCATGGAAGATGGCGAGGCGCTTGAGGCGTCGTTTATCGCGGTTATTGAGGAGCGCGTTAAGTGGGAATACGCGCTGGGTATTTTCATGAACCGGCACAGTTATAAAGGAGCGGCGTGATGAGCTTCAATATCGTTGAGTTTGTCAAAAAACAGGAACCATTATTTTGTGGAGCCCTATCAGAGCAAACTGTTAACTGGGCGAAGGAAAGCCAGTTTGCCATTCAGCTATTCCAGAAAAACGATTACCTGGCTAAAACCGCACTCTCCAACCCGACCAGTGCGCAGAACGCCATTATCAACGTGGCGGCCATCGGTATCACATTGAACCCAGCCAGCAAGCTTGCTTACCTCGTCCCGCGTGACGGGATGGTTTGCCTTGATATCAGCTACATGGGTCTGCTGCATCTGGCGCAGTCAGCCGGGTCGATTAAATGGGGTCAGTGCAAACTTGTCTACGCGAACGACACATACGAATCCAACGGACTCGACCTTGCACCAACCCACAAATACAACGCTTTTGGTGACCGTGGAGACGTTGTCGGCGGTTACTGCACAGTGAAAACGCCTGATGGTGACTATCTCACGGAAGAGATGAGCCTGGCAGAAATCAAGGCGACTGAGGCAACCAGCAAAGCCAAGAATGGCCCCTGGAAAAACTTCTGGGAAGAGATGGCGCGTAAGACCATTGTTAAACGCGCAAGTAAATACTGGCCCAAGGCGGCGCGTCTGGATAACGCCATTCACCTGCTTAACGAAGATGAAGGGATGTATCAGGAGCCGGTAATGGCTCATGTGCCGGATGAAGACATTCAGGAAACTGAACGCCAACGCCAGCAGGAGGTTATGGATAAAGCCACTGAACTCTGCGACCAGATGGAAATGGCAGAAAGCATGGATGAGCTGAAGCGTACTTTTGCCGATGCATTCAAATTAACTCGCGGCATGAAGCTGCAGCAAAACATCCAGGCCATTTACGCAGAATGCAAAGCGAAACTGGAGGCGACTAATGAGCAAGCTGTATGAGATTGCTGATGACTACGCCAGGCTTCTGGATTCTGACCTTGAACCAGAAATGATAGCCGACACTCTCGAAGGGATTGAAGGAGAACTGGCGGACAAGGTGGAGCAGCTTCTTGCCATCTGCAAAAACGAAAGTGGATATTCAGAACGCCTCAGGGAAGAGGCTAAAAAGCTTCAGGAGCGCTCGGCATCAATTGATAACAAAGTAACCAGCATCAAGGCGTACATCGCAACAGCGCTTGAAAAAGCCGGAAAGAAATCCATTCGTGCCGGCCTTCATCAGGTAACTGTCAGGACACCTTCTCGATGTGTAGAAATCACCGATGCATCGCAGCTTCCGACTGAATTCGTCGAATTTGACACAATCATTAAGCCAGACAAATTAGCCATAAAACACCAACTTGAAGCCGGTAATGAAGTACCCGGCGCGGTCATAAAAACCGGAAAGCCATCCCTGCTAATTAAATAGCGAATCCAGTATGAAACACCCAAATGACTTCATTCGTGTCGGTGCGGTCACCCTCCCCTATTCCATAAACGGCAGAGGCTGGCGCACTCCAAACAACAGAATCATCAGAAACCCGTTCAAAGCCCAACGTTATGCAGAAGAGCTAAACACAGCGCTTAATCGGGTTACGGAGAAAGCATCATGATTGGTCAATCCTACAACCCTGATATATCCCCTAACGAATTAGTAGCCCGCCACAGAGTAAAGCCTATGCCAGACAAATCGGAGTTACTCAAACGGCACAGTTTTCCCGGCCCGGATGATAACCGCTACATCAGCCTGATGATTAAAGGAGCGCGGAAATGACAGATAACAATAAGCACCTGGTTCGTATCGGACACGAATTTGCAGCGGCAATGAGTGATGACACGCCGATCATCACGATTGCGAAGATGGTGACCGAGCTTGCATCTGCGCTGGACGTGCAGAGTGCGCGTAGTGATGCGCTGGCGGCGAAGTTACACAATGTATGCGCTGAGAATGCGGCGCTGCGGGAATACCGCCCAAAACCTAGCGGTGCGGCGATGATGGAGGCTCTTGATGCCTTCTATGAGTACCACGAAGATGTGCCAGAGCAGGGGATGATGGCAGCCTTTGAAATACTTTGCTGCAAGCGACCAGAAATCCCCAACACGGACGCATGGGTGAACGAACAGCGGGCGGTGGGTGTTGAGATGTTCGTTAGCGACTTCACCGAGCCAGCGGTGATGAGCGACGGAAAATTCTACAGCGAGGACCTGATTGAAGCGTCCAAAGAGTTCGCAGCACAGCTTCGCGGGAGCCAGGTATGAGCAATTTTGAATACGTGAATCAGTATTACGGTGTTTCTGCCTGCGTGGGCCGTCGAGTTGTTGCGTACGGCGAACCAGGCACCATCGTTAAAGATTACGGACAATACATTGGCATTGTCCTCGACACCGCGCCACATGCTTTACCTGAGCGCTATCACCCAACGGACGGCATTGAATATGGTGATGTCGTCGACTATGAGCCGCCCAGTATGAATGCGCGTCAATACCAATCCAAGCGCAACTATCAGGAGTTTCTTGATGCTGATTGCGGCTATGAGTTCCATGAATTTCTCGGTATCGAGAAGCCTCTCATAGATTACGCCTACAACGGTAAATGCCGCATGTACCGGATCGGAAATTACCGTAATGAGAGCATTTACGGCGAGTGGAAGCCAACCAAGAAAGAAGCGAAATCCAGCTACAAAGAGGCGCTGCGCAAATACCGGGCGGGGATTTCAGCATGACCATGACAGCAGAACAACTGGCGGAACTGCGCGGGCAGAGCGTTGAAGGTTCATTCTATCTCGCCGAATGCGGCTATTGCGGCGAGATGTACCCCAGTAACAAGTTAACTGGCGGGGAGCCGCTATTCTCCGGCGATTATGGCGAATGCTACTGCCCTCTCTGCGGGGCTGAAGATACTGACATCGCAGATTGTGGCGCGTGGGGCTCTGAGGCTGTAACTGCATGGAACTACCAACAGAAGCGAGTCGAGGCGCTGCTTGATGAACTGGAGCGGAAAGATAAGCGCATCGCCGAACTGGAAGCGAGACACACAAAACTACGTGAAAGTATGGCGGCAATACACAACACAATCCGTCTGGACGGAGTTGGTACGTCGCTGTCAGGCCTTCTGTCTGCGTCGAAAAGAGCATGGGAAGAATCAGCGCCAGACGCTGGCATCAATTTAACGGTGGAGGGGTGAGGGATATGAAGATGGGCGACCATATGGAACCTGTTATCGAGCTGCTCGAAGAACTGAACGGC